CAGGATGCTCTAACACCACTTTTTATGCTGCTACAGGTGGTGATAATATATTAATAGCCGTTGGCAACAATAACACTATTGCTCGTTGGGCACCAGGTCAAACTGGATGGGCTAGAGTATCATCACCATTTAATTCTACGGCAGATATTCGTGGCGTAACTTATTCAAATGGAATATTTGCAGCCGTTAACACAATAGGAACCCTCGCAATCTCTACCGATGGTGTAACATGGACTACAAGAACTATACCAAGTAGTTATTTGGTTAGTTCTTACTATGATATACAACCATTTGGAAATGGAGATTTTGTGATTACAGGTGATGGAATAGTTTGGAAAACAATTAAGGTTGATTCGCCTTCGGCTTATCAATTCTATCAAACTACATTTAGTGCTTTAGCATGACCCAACAACATGTAAATGTAGTTATATGTACACCAGGGCACTCTTTAATGAGTGCCTATGTGTACTCCCTATTAGAAACCGTGCAGGAACTTTCTAGTAAAGGTATTACCTACGCTTTCTCTAATCATTACGCATCACATGTTGGAGATGCTAGAGAAATTACTGTTAATGGTGGCAGAGAAAATAATATATTAGACACAAGACCATTTAAGGGTGAGATTACTTACGATAAACTTATATGGATTGATTCTGATATTGCGTGGTCTGCAGCAGATTTTATGAAACTATATGAATCTGACAAAGACATTGTATCTGGTGCTTATCTACTAGCCAATGGTGATGTTACTGCATACCCTGAAAAATTGGGTGGTCCATTAAAGCATGACCAAGTAATTAAAATGACAGACCCAATAAAAGTGCATGGCGTTGGATTTGGATTTATTGCTGTTAAGCAGGGAGTGTTTGAAAAATTAACACGACCTTGGTTTCAATCAGTTGAAGTAACAATGAAAGATGCAGAAACTGGTGAAGAATATACTTTTCCAATTATGGGGGAAGATATTGCATGGTGTGAGCGTGTTAATAATTTAGGGTTTGATGTTTGGTTTGACCCTACGGTTCGTGTTCAGCACCACAAAATGATGAAGTTAACATGGGAAGGAATAAAACCTTGAGTGAACAAAGATACATTTATGAAATAGATGATGCGCTTGCTATTCGTGTATGGGATACAACAAATCCAAACGAAGAAAACAAGCCATTTCTATATCAACCAAACCATCCAGATGGCACAGCATGGGCTGACAAAGATGCTGCAACAGCGTGGATTGATGCGTTTATCGTAGAACTCCTAGTGCCACCCGTGATTGAAGAAGAACCTGTTGTTGAGGAAACTCCAACAGAATAACAAACAATACTAACTCCTGAGTATGAGTTTAAACTGCTCATAATTTTATGTCTTAATACCTAAGGAGATACAGTGGCTAGTCGTTCACCCGATATATCCGAGCGCACGATAATTGATTTATCTGGTCGGCTTTCTACATACTATGATTTAAGCGGTAACGCCTTTGACATGGCTATCGGTGGCTTGCCATTTATTATGGCAGTAACAGACAGTACCCCTTACCGCCGACAGACTGCAGAGTTCCGTGTTCAGCGTGTAGACCAAATGCGTGACCCAGGTGAGCACACCCTTGGTGGCTCAGGCTATTGGACACGCTCACAATCATCATGGCACTACGGTGAGGGTGTTCTATTTGCTGAGCCAATGGAAGGCAACGATGCCGAAGTTCGTTTTCGCTATCGTGATTCACACGGCATAGATGTCTGGACTCCAGGTGAGATAAGCCTACTTAGAAAGACCACACTTGTTCAGGCTTTTACTGGTAAATGTAAGGTAGATACAGGCGCTAGTGATGCTGGTGTTGCTTTTCTTGTTGCCACTGATATGGCACCTGCTATTACTACAACTGCTGCTGCAACTGCAGCCACAAGCGCTACAACTATTACGGTAGCCAGCACTGCTGGCATAGTTGTTGGATATGTAGCAAACGCAACTGGTATTACTTCTGGCACAACGGTATCTACGGTTACCACAGGTAGTATAACTATTTCCGCTGCCACTACTGGAAGCGTAACCAGTGGAGCAAGTATAACATTTAACCCTGTTACTGCAATGTATAAGATTACAAGTTCTGGCACATCTACAGCCTTAGTTAATTTCTCATCATTTAACAATGAAACAATCCTTGCTACTACATCAGATGGTACATTTATGTATGTTGCTACAACCGCTGGCATCTATGATGTTAAATTATCTGACGGCACAACACATAAACATTATACATACGATTCCTTAACGGCAGACCATGTAACTCTTAAGTATGTTAAAAGCCGTATTGTTGCTGCGTTTGGATTTACTAATGGAACTTACTCAGCCTATCAACTTACTTTTAATAGTAAAGGTAGCGGAGCAGCAGTTGACATTAAACCAGCAATGAACGCTACAAGCGGAACACTTATTAATGGTTCAACTATTATGCCCGCTTTGTGGGATTGGAGTGCTATTACCGAAGGAACTAATGCAATCTACCTTGGTGGCTATGCAGGTGAACACTCTAGTATTTTTAAATTAGCAGTAGATAATACTGGTGCACTAGGCACTATTGTTACCGCTGCCACATTGCCACGAGGTGAAGTTGTTTTATCTCTTTACTCCTACCTTGGTACATATATTATGGTTGGTACAAACAAGGGCGCTCGCATTGCAACCCTAGACCAAAACGGTGACATGCAATATGGACCATTGGTATTTCATAATGAGAACGGTGTCTATGACTTTGAAGGGCGTGACTCTTATATCTGGGCAAGCAATACTAACCAAGTAAACTCTAACTCTGGAACTACACGCATTAACCTTGGTCAACCAATTTCATTTATAGGAAATAATCAAGCCACTTTCAGTGGTATGTACGCTCGTGCAACGGATGCCTATGCAAATGGTGTTACTGGTACGGTAAACGCCGTTCGTATTTTAGGTAATAATAATCAGGTTGCTTTTGCAATTTCTGGTTCAGGTATTTGGTTACAACATCCAACAGATTTAGTTGAAGCGGGAGTAATCCGTACTGCTCGTATCCGCTATGACACTATGGAGAACAAAGCATGGAAGCGTATTCGTATTCGTACTACCAATGATTTAGCAGGTGGTGATATTGAAATCTATAAAATTGGTCCAACTTCCGACACCGTTATTGCAACACTTTACGAAGGAATCAGCACTGCTGCAGATATTGATTTAGGCGATGCTTATGCAACAGCAGGACCAGATGCATCGTTTAAACTTAATCTTACCCGTAACTCTACTAGCGCAACCACTGGTCCAGTAGTGGTAGGTATTGCTGTTAAGGCTTTGCCAACACCTACCCGTGCTCGTGTGTTACAGATTCCATTGTTCTGTTATGACAAAGAAACAGATAAGACAGGTAACATTATTGGTTACGAGGGCTATTCAAGAGAGCGTTTAAACGCACTAGAAACTATTGAAGCCAACGGACAAACAGTTATTCTTCAAGACTTTAACCAAGGTGGAGAGCCAACCGAAGTCATTATTGACCAAGTTACCTTCACTCGCTCTACCCCTGCTAATCGTAACTACACAGGCTTTGGCGGAATCATTACGCTCATAGCCAGAACTGTCGTATAAGGAGAACAATGTAATGACTACTGCAAATTGGGCTGGACTAATTGTATCTATCATTGCAATCGTAACTGCGTTTGCTGGTTCTATTAGATGGTTAGTCAAGCATTATCTGTATGAACTTAAGCCCAATTCAGGCGCAAGTTTAAAAGACTCCGTTATTAGATTAGAAGAAAAAGTAGAAATTTTGTATCAGATTTTAATAAGTAAAGATAAAAAATAAATGCCAGAATTAAACGCTAATATCCCACCAATAAGTTGTTATGTAAGAGGTAACTTTTTACGCAATCAAGAGGATAGTCACGATAAGTATTTCCCTTGCGTAATCTTTGGAGTAAGTAGCGTACAAAACAGAAGCCCGCTATTTCATTTTATGATGGAAGATGGTGGTCTTTGGTGGCGTATGCCTATCAATGCTTTTTGCAGCGAACCAGGAGTACCAGAGGTAAGCCTATATAACTTAGTTCTTTGGAACTCTTTTAGTCCATACATAACTGCTACTAAGTTTGCTAATCTAACAAACTTAAGCCTTCATTATACAGATAGAGATAGAAATAAAATTAGTGGTAAGTATCTTTTTACCCTTGACTGGCATAACCCTGACTCTAATAGACTTGATGACGGATACTCAGAAACTCCCGATGAACACAAGTGTGGTCATGTAATAGAGCGAGATGATGGCAACTTTGCTATTCAACCTAACAACAGAATATTTGTTTTTGAACCATCATATACAACTAAATATGGTGACCCACTTATTCATAGGATAATCAATGACCGTAAATGGGATGTTGAAGATAAAAAGAAATGGGTTACAGAAGATTCAAATGCTTTTCATTACGACATAGAAACAAACAAGGATAAAAACTAATGGCACAAGTTGATGACTTCTTAGCAGTAGCACAAAAGGAAGTTGGCACAGTAGAGGTACCTAACAATAAAACTAAGTATGGTGCGTTTACTAAACATGATGGTCAGCCATGGTGTGGTTCATTTGTTATGTGGTGTGCTGCTCAGGTTAAATTAAAACTACCTAACCTTGTCTTTACTCCAGCAGGCGTGGCAGGATTTCAAGGCATGGGTAGATGGAACAACGCAGCCACGGCATCACCTAAGCCTGGCGACATTGTGTTCTTTGACTTTGTTGAGGGCGGTAATCCAGTAGACCATGTAGGTATTGTGCTTAAAGACAACCTTGATGGAACTATTACTACCATTGAAGGCAATACGACACCCGAAAAAAAGAAGGGTTCTGAGCGTAATGGTGGTGAAGTAGCCATTAGGATTAGAGCGTACAAGAAAGACAACAAAAGAAAACTTGCAGTGTTTGCTGTGGGTTTTGGTAAACCGAAATGGAGCAACAAATGAAAGACCTAATTGAAAAACTAAAGGACCCAAAGACTAAAGCAGCCTTTAAGTCCTATCTTCGTGCAGTTCTTGCATCTGCTGTCACCATGGGCATTGCCCTTGCTGCTGATGTAGCACCACAATATGCAATTTTAATTGGTTCACTTGCTGCACCTGCTGCAAAGTGGGCAGACAAGACAGAAAAAGAATACGGACTAGGCGCTAAGTAGCAAATAGTTTAAACAGATTAGCCCCTCGCTTTTTTAGCGGGGGGTTTTTTTGCTTTCCCAATCTTTATTTTGTTGGGTCTTTAAGCGATGGCAGTTAGCACATAATGTCTGGAGATTATCTGGTTCATTGTTTAAATGGTCACCGTTTATATGGTCAACATCTAATTGACTGCGATGTTCTGCAACAAAGCCACACAACTCACAATAATCCTTTTTATTTTTAAATTGACTGGAACGATATAAGTTATATTTATTTCTACAAGACCACCCATATTGTTTCTTTTTTAATCTTGCGGGTCCACATACTGCACAGATACCCCACCGTTTGTCTGGATTTTTAAGGAGCAATCTATGCTGCTTAGGCTTATCCCCCTGTGGAGTAGAATCCTGAGGCATTGAATTTTACTGGCACAGCGCTATAAACCTGTGTCATAGAAGTTTCACAGCAGACTGGAGCCCAGTCGCTGCCCATTGGTTTGTCTATCTCTTGCACTCCACCGCATACGGCGCATCTGTAATCATATTTTGCCATTTAATAATTTCTTTATGGTTGCTAACCTACGAAGGCGAGCCTGTTGTTCTGTCTTAATACCGTATTTAAAACCAATTTTAAACATAATTGTATTGCTTAAGACATAAACAAAAATTAAAAAAATATATTCAATCATTTATATCATCTCATCAACTGGTGTTGGCACCTTGACTAAGGCTCCACATAAAGCACACTCTCCATCTACAAACCACATGCTTATTTCGCCATCTTCAAACATACAACCCACTTTAAATAAGCGGGAGCCACACATACATACATGTATTGGACCTAGGTTACGCAGGTCTGCTCCACTATATTTATCAACTACACCTGCTCGGCTTAGCAGCCTCGCTGCAGTTCTATTTATCCTGTTCAACACGAACAGGAGTGTAACGGTTTTTTAATTACAATCGTGTAATTCTGTTTGGCGTGTCGCATAATAGAGCAGAGATTGTGTAGTAGTCTCCTCTATTGAAGGAGAAACAATGACACTTGAACTGGTTACGGGTAAGAACTATGTATCCCACTCCGCCATGTCTACATGGCTTGGGTGCGGGTGGCAGTATTACCTATCCCGTGTAGTCCATGTGCCCGAAGCGCCATCATACTGGTTAGCAGGGGGTAAAGCAGTACATGAGTGCACGGAATACTACGACATAAAGCCTGAGGGTTTTGACCCCGTTGCTGTATTTAAAGAGCGATGGGAACACAACTACAAAATGGCAGATAACGGCATGTCTTGGCGTGCTGGTGGCAAACAAACCAAAGCGAATCCTAATAAGGAAGATGCTAATTGGTGGCTTGCTAATGGACCAAAGATGGTTGATTACTGGATTCAATTCAGAGAAGAAAGTGGCTGGAAGATTTGGGATACTCCCGCTGGCATCCCCGCTATTGAAACTGAAATGAACCAAATAATTAGGGGCGTTAACATTAAAGCGTTCCTTGACCGAGTAATGGTTGCACCATCAGGAGAGTTAGTAATTGTAGATATTAAGACAGGAAGTGCTGAGCCTAAGTCTCAAACACAACTTGGTATCTACGCCATACTTGTGGAGAAAACCTTTGGTATTCGCCCACAACTTGGTAGTTATTTCATGGCTCGCACAGGTGAACTTACCCAACCTGTTTCTCTTGACCGTTTTACTGAGGCACGCCTTGGTAATTGGGTTAAGGGATTTGAAATAGCAGTGACTAACAAAATCTTTATACCAGCACCTGGGTTTATGTGTGGCACATGCCCTGTAAACTCATCATGCTATGCAGTGGGTGGAAAAGACTCACACCTCTATCCCGAAATACCTATAGGAGAAACAAATGACTGAACCGCTATATCAAATCAATGTAAAGACACCTAAGGGTTCTTTGCTTAACATCCGTGCATCATCAGAGGCAGAACTTGACCAAGCCCTTGATGGTTTAACAGTTCGTATTGCTTCAATCGCTGACCTTGAGTCAACCATTGATGCAATCTGTGCAGTATCAAATTCAGGTCTTAAGCCAGAAGTTGTTAACCACTCTGCAGTAGCAGCCGTTGCACCTTCATATCCAGCACCAGCAGGCTATAAGCCAGCAGGTGCAGCAGCACCAACTTGCACGGGTGGAGCATGCGGTGGAGTGCCAATGCGTTTAGTTCCAGCAGGTATTGCTAAAGCAACTGGTCGCCCCTATAAAGGCTTCTATGCATGTCCACTACCTCAGGGTCAGGCTTGCAAAAACAAGGTGCCTGCATAAACCATGCGCCTACTCAGCCGTGCTATTAAGACAGAATCACGAGGGGGTGCAACCCTTCCAGCGGTGTGGCACTCTCTCGCTGCTCAACAAATAGCAATCCGTTACGGCGAAGTAAGCATGATTGCTGGACCGCCAGGGGCAGGCAAGTCAACGCTTGCTCTGTCCTTGGCAGTCAAGGCAGGAGTGCCTACTCTTTACATCTCAGCGGATACACACTCACACACGATGAGCCTTCGTTTGCTTGCATTATTAACGGGCAAGCCACAGTCAGAGGTTGAACCACTAATGGAAATGGACAGGGATTGGGCAGCACAAATGCTTAAGCCTGCCGACCATATCTACTGGGAGTTTGATTCTGCACCAACGCTTAAAGATATTGAGGATGCAGTACTTGCTACTCGTGAGCGCTTAGGTGAGGATGTTCGTTTGATTGTGTTAGATAACGCAGTAGATGTAACGATGGATTCCCAAGACGAGTGGGGTGGCTTGCGTACTTTAATGAAAGAACTTAAGTGGTGGGCAAGAGAGACAGGTGCAGCAGTTGTGGTTTGTCATCACACATCAGAAGGTGTACTTGGTAATCCTTGCCCCCCACAAAAAGCACTTCATGGAAAAGTAGCACAGACACCTTCGCTTATTCTTACAGTACACAATCAGGTATCAACTCTTGGTGTATGTGCAGTAAAGAATCGTTACGGACCAGCCGATGCCACAGGTGGCACACCCGTATGGCTTTCATACGACCCCGCAAGCATGCAGATACTAGATGTAGGACAACCTTAAGGAGAAGCAGATGGGTGAAATGATTATCACACCAATAGATAGTCCATGGGAATTAACTGTTGTACAAAACGATGGCGAAATCCCAGTAGATAAAGTTAAAGATGAAATTGCAGTACCAACAGCCCCATTGTTGACTGATATTAAGGCACAACTTATGACAGTACCTCGCACACTTACATACATAGTCGGATGGAGAGCACTTGTTTGGCAAAATAAAGAGACTGGTCGGTTTCAAGACCTCACAGAAGAACAATGGCAAGCCCACCAAAACGGAGACATTGTTGCTTTCGGAAAAGGAATTAAGGAAAGCGATGACGAAGTTCCAAGTACCTCAGGAGATACAGGAAGCCCTGCTTAGCGAACTACCTAATGTCATAGAACAAGTTGAAGAAACAAGTAAACAAATCTATGACCCAAATACTATTTGGTTGGAAGCCATGCAGTATGCGGATTATGTTGAACAGTTGGCAAGGCATTTGCAAGAGGACCATGGACCTGATTGCAACAATGCAATAGCAGTTAATTTAATTAACCTCTCTATTTCTTTTAAGGAAATGGGAGAGAGTGCACTAAGAGCGATAGATGAAACGGAGAATATAGATGGCGAACAGTAATCAAGAAACATTATCTATCGGCTGGTGTGATAACGGTATGGTAGATGGCAAGTTTGCCGAGGGTATTATGTACACCACGGTAACCGCACCCAGTCACAAGATGGCAATTAACAATGCTATTCGTGTGCAAGGTAATCAGATTGGCAGACAACGCCAAGCCCTGCTTGATATGTGGTATGACAAAGTAAAGACAGACTGGTTGTTATGGGTTGATTCTGACATTGTGCTTACCACTGATGTACTTGGCATGCTATGGAAGATAGCCGATAAAAATACTAAGCCAGTTGTGTGTGGCACTTACTTTATCTCCAAGCAAATGGAGTCATCGTTGATGCAACCCATGCCTGCTTTATTTAATGAGGTAAGTGAGTATGAAATTAAGTATCTTCACCCACTACCCAAGGATGAAGTAGTTAAGATTGATTGTGCTGGCTTAGGTTTAACCCTTATGCACCGCAATGTTGTTCCTAAGTTGCGTGCTATCTCACCTGACTATTCAGTGTTTGCTGAGAAAGAAGGACTAGGAGATAAATATATTGGCGAGGACATTGTGTTCTTTCGCAACTTAAAAAAGGCAGGTGTTGATGTGTATGCACACACAGGTGCAGTTGTTAAACACATGAAGCGTTTTGCTTATGATGAGAATTACTACGCACTATACTGGCAGGCTGCTGCTGCAGCAGAAAGGCAGACAAATGGCGACACAACAGCAAGCAAATAAACGCAGAGGAGCAGCCTTTGAAATTGATTTGGCTGACTGGTTTATTGAAGAAGAATACGAAGCACAAAGGTTACCTCGTGCTGGTCGCAACGATATAGGTGATGTCTTTCTTAAGACAACAAATGATTCTTATGTCATTGAAGCCAAGGCACCACGGCGTGATGGCAAGGTAGATTTATCTGGTTGGATTCGTGAGGCACAAGTAGAGTCAGAGAACTATCGTGTTGCTAAGAAGTTAAAGTTAGCACCAACACCATTGGTTATCATCAAGGCTTCTAACAAAGGCATTGAGGAGTCCTATGTAGTGCAGAGGCTCAGTGATGTTATTGCAAAACTCTAAACATGACCTCGGCAAAGTACTAGAACATTACGGATTTGATATACCTCAAGGCAAGCGTGGCTGGGTAACAGTACGGTGCGCCTTTCACGGAGACAGAGTAAAGTCTGCCCGTCTTAATACAGAAAACGGTGGGTTCCGTTGCTTCGGCTGTGACATGGCTGGCGATGTGTACTCAATCATTATGAAAAAAGAAGGAGTTACTTTCAATGAGGCTAAGCAAATTGCAGAGAGAATTACTGGCGAGGGCAACGGAGAACTACGCTCAAAACATCGTGGAGATTCTTCCGTATCTGGAGAGCAGAGGTATCACAGAACAGACGGCTCGTACATTTCACCTCGGCTTCGTAAAAAATCCAGAGATGGGGCATGAACCCTATGTTGGAAAACTTAGTATCCCCTACCTAACTCCTGCTGGTGCTATAGATATTCGCTTTCGTTCATTAGGTATTGACACATCAGGACCCAAGTACATGTCAAGACCAGGTGCTACTACCCATATCTTTAATATCAACGCACTCAATAGAGATGATGATGTACTGATTGTATGTGAAGGTGAGTTAGATACTGTGGTTGCTACACAGGCTGGGTTCACTGCAGTTGGATTGCCAGGGGCTAACAACTGGAAACCTTTTTACTCACGAGTCCTTGCTGATTGGGATAAAGTTATTCTTCTATGTGACGGTGACAATGCAGGCAGAGAAATGGCTAAGAATCTAAGTCGTGAACTAGACAATGTGTTTCCTGTGTTTATGCCTGAGGGTCAAGATGTTAATGATGTATACCTACAAGAGGGTGCCGAAGGATTACGCAGAAGAATTGGTGTTTAAGACATGACTGACCTCTCATCATTTGACCTTGACTTTCGCCATGGACAGGCTGGTGAGAAATTAGTAGAGGATTTACTTACCGAAGGTAAGACTATAGAAGTAAAGCGTGACCGTAAGTGGTGGTCAACTGGCAATGTATACATAGAAATATCGTGTTGGTATCAGCGTTCACAATCATGGGAACTATCAGGATTGTATATAACTGAGGCTGAATACTGGGCGTTTGTATTAGAGAAAGGTGTCCTTATGGTACCCACATCTCATGTACACTATGCGATAGAGCACTTCGGTAGAGAGATAACCTGTGAGATACCCCCAAACAGAAGCAAAGGCTACCTAATCACAGTTGATAATCTACTAGAAGCAATGAGGAAAATGCGAGATGAGTAACGAGAGAGAATTACTTTGGGAAACAGTATACAGATGTGCCCGTCTCTCGGCTAACAGATGTGTTCGTATTCATCGCAATCTTATTACATCAGATGATGTATTCCAACACCTCAACCTTTGGGCTGCTGAACATTGGCACAAGATAGAGGAGTGGGAGTCACAAGATTCTCTTGTCTTTAAACTTAAGCGTACTTTTAATAATGAATCACAGAAGTATGCTGCTAGAGAAAGAGCACATCGTGCTAAGTCCATACCATCAGATGCTTTCTATTACACACATGAAATCTTGCAAGAGTTACTTAAAGATGTATGGAACTATGAGCATTGGGTTGAATCTATAGCGCACAATCCCGAAGGTGAGTTTGTTAGTAAGACAAGTAAACCAAGTGAAGGTATGAATCGTGAGGCTATGTTGAGTGATGTATCTTTTGCTCTTAGTAAACTACCTGAACAAGATAAAATTTTATTAGAGCGTAGGTTTGCAGAGGGTGGCACTGATATAGATGCACTTGCTATTGAGTATTCCATTAGCGATGAGGCTATCCGTAAGCGTGTATCTCGTGCACTTACCAAGTTACAAGAGCGTGTTGGTGGCGAACAACCTCAATGGAACAATCGTAGATATAGGAAACCTGATAATGATTAGACCCAAGTACCAACGCATGAAACCATGGAACTTAATAGGACTGCCATTGTATTATATTGGTATATGTTTAAACGATATTGGATACTACATCTATGTAGCAGGTGATAAAATAATTTGGTACAAACGCAAACAGATTGGATACATAAAGAAATGAGTGAGAATAAAATAGATGTTAAATGTTTTCATTGCGCCAAAGAATTTCATGTAGATGAATCATCAGTAAGAACACCTTACTACTGCTGGAGTTGCCAATGATTATAGGTTTGAGTGGGTACGCACAGTCAGGTAAAGATGCAACCGCTAACTTGTTGTGTCTTAATTACGATTACGAACGCCGAGCATTTGCTGACCCGATGCGACATGCATTACAAATTATCAACCCTAGATTAGATAGCATCACTCGTGTTGCAGATTTAGTAGATGACTATGGTTGGGATATAGCAAAGAAAAACCCTGAGGTTCGCCGTCTATTGCAGGTATTAGGTACTGATTTTGGTCGCAAGATGATTGGCAATGATGTGTGGATTAAGATGTCACTATCTGACTTAAGACAGGGTGACCGTGTTGTTATTAGTGATGTGCGTTTTCCTAATGAGGCTGATGCAATAAAGAAACTTGGCGGTACTGTGTGGCGTATCAACCGCAGGAATAACACCGCAGTTAATCATCACACATCTGAACATGCTATGGATAACTATATGTTTAGTCATGTTATCTATAACGATGGAACTCTTGATGACTTAAGTGATGAAGTATTTATGTTGGCTAAAGAGTTAGGTCTTAATACATAAAGAAGCCCACCAGAGACAGGAGAGAATCTGATGGGCTTTTCTATGCACACCAACCGCTACGCTTCCCCTTCGCAAGGGCTGGTGTGCCAAACAATCATATCATGAGTTGTGTTGAGGGTCAGAGGCAATGATGTTGAGTCTCTTGCGTATACCAAACCTTTCATTAGGTGTCGTAGCACCCCATATCCCATACCTTTCCATCGCTATGCCCCACTCAAGGCAGGCTTCCATGACTGGGCAATCAACACAAATACGCTTGAGTAACTCCGCTTCGCCAGCCTCAAACCTATCTTGTGCTGGGTAGAAGAAGTCTGTCTCTATACCTGAGCATGATGCACCTTTGAATTGGTTACTGTCATAGCGTAACTCAATGGCGGTGTAACCCTCACCCCTTGAGCGTGCTGGTTTCTTGCTTAAGACACGAAAGAATTTAATCTCCATATCAGTACCAGTTCTTTGCCAAATGATGAGCGTATGCTCGGCATATACCACCTGTCTTTCCGTAACGCCTGTCAATATAAAGCAAGCCAGCATCAACTTGAGCATAGCCGTCAGTTGTTGGTTTAATCTTTAGATTAACCCATGTTTGTGGCATGAACTGTGCAATACCCATGGCTTTACTTGATTTGTTTAGTGCCATTGGTCGCCAGTTGCTTTCTTTCATCCACAATTCATAGAGGCATGAGTATTGTTCAAGTTGATTTCTTTCTATCAGTTTATCCACAGCGTAGCGTTGGTAATCGTTCTGATAATACGCAACCACCTTGCCATGTGGTGGTTCAATGAATATTGGTGGTGTCTTAAGAACTAAGATGAGTCCTAAGATTGAGGCTGTTGCAATCCACAGTCGTGCGTGTGGATGTATCTGTCTTAAGCCCTTAAACATCTTGCTCCAACTTTCTTTCGGCTTCGGCATGTAAGTAAGAATCTATCGCTCTTTCTTCCATCTCTTTTTGTTTATCAGTACAGAAGTCACACTTCTCGTACATATAATTCATTGTTCTTGGGTTAGTTACAACTATGCCACACCCTAAACATTGCATAAGAATAGTCATGGCATCTCCTTCTTAGTGTGTGCTTCTAATGAATCAAGGAAATATCCAACGGACATCTCTCCATCTTCTTCTATCTTATCAGCCCACCATGGCGCACTAATCCACCTACCTTCAAGGTCAAGCCATTGAATCTCAAAGCCATCGTGGTCATCCCAATGCAGGATAACTCGTATCTCTTTACCATCAAAGGTTAGGTTCATGTCCTTGTCGTATGCAGTTTCTGTCTTAAGTAATGCTCCTACCTCTATACCTTTTAGTTCTACTTCATGTATTGCCATGTTACATTTCTCCCATCTCATCGTACAATCTGTCGGGGTCAGGCTCTCCGCACCCGCAGTCTATCTCATCACAGTTATCGCATCCTTGATTTATACCAAGTGCTACATCGTCACCCTCTAAGTAGCGTGGCTCACTCATTTGTTTTCTCCTGTCTTAAGTAATGATGTGTAATGTTCATACAATGCATGCCAGTAATCAAAGTCCTCGTTGTTGATAGTGGCGTTGCGCTGTTCTCTTGCACGCTTGATGCGTTGTTGTATTACTTTGCGTTCAATGCTATTCATTATTCACACTCACAATCAGGCACAAGTTCGCCATGGGGTATTGGCTTATCGTAATCTTTGCCATGTTCACAGCGATATGTAAACGGGTAGCAAGTAACGCAGGTATATGCACCGCAACCATAAGTCACGATGCATCTTCTGTCTTAAGAACTGATAGCAATGATTCAAGGTGGTCAAGCGCTTGTTGCTTACGCTTGTAGTTAGTGCCTAGCATTTCGTTAGCCTTCTTAAGTGTGCTCCCATGACGGGTCATCTTCATACCTGTCTTAAGTTCTAACTTAATCCAGCCAATGAGTGAAATGAGGACATATAAATCCACACCTGACCCATGTGCGCTAGTCATGTGTCCATCTTCGTTGAACTCCATGTTGTTGTGCCCGTTGGTTAGTGCTTCAAGTGTGTGTTCGGGTAGTGCCATTTGTTTTCTCCTGTCTTAAGTAGTTAATTTAAAATGGTGTATTGAGGGTTTCGCCACACCAGTTACAACCCAGCACTTCGTATCCGAAAGAGTAATCATTTGACTGACACCCTTCAAGAGGTGTTGGTACATCTAGTGCACACTTGGGGCAAATCATTTCGCCACTTCCTCGTGTGCCATCTGAGTTTGCTATGTAAGCAAAGACTCTGTTTGTTTTTACTTTCATTTGTTTTCTCCTGTCTAGTTGGTAGTTCTTACTCTGCCAGTTGGTGGCTAAGTAAGTCAAGCATTTTGCATGTGATGTTAGTCACCTGTCTTAAGTAATAAGTTCCATTTGTCTAGTGTTTGACTTAACTGTTCGCTAAGTTCTTGTTCTTGACCTACGAAGTTGCCATCTCCTGCATATCCATAGAGCCATCCTTCGTTGTCGTCATAGATTGTGCCATTGGGAAAGGCTGATTCCTCTCCGTCTACATCTATACTCCAGTGATTTGTTTCTTCATCAAACATAACTACATAGTGATATGTCTTACTCATTTTAGTCCATCCTTGTTACATGTCCACATGTCACCCCAGCAGTAGCCGTCACCGACCCACCAAATCTGACTTAAGACATATTGGAATCCGATTA